TTATCGCCGTAACCGCTCCGGCTTCTTCCACTGGTACGTAATTTTTTCTTTCTCCTGGTACATCTGCACGCGGCGACGGTACGACAACATCTCCAGAACTCTGGTGCGTATGTTGCGTATATCCACGCCATTAAGCTCGATACCGTCACGGCGCATCACCTCAGCCATCACACGCGCGTAATTTTCAGCGGTGACTGTATCCGGCTGCGTGGCCTGTTCGTCAGCCTGCTGGCTGATTCCGGTAATACTGCGGATTATCCCGAGCGCTTCGGTCTCGGTCATGGTCATGGCCTCCATAGTGATGGCGGGTCCTCCTGGTGGGGTGCCCTGCCACGGGGCGGGAGCATCGCGGAAAAAGGCTAGTTTTTGCATTTTTATTCGTCATCACCACCAATGCAATATATTGATATGACTTGATGTTTTATTTTTCGGTGTCGATTTCGATTGTTTTTTGTTCATCACTGACGCATAACTCCCACCAGCGCAACGCTGAAAGCCAGTCAGTAAACTGGCTTCGGTCATTGTGCACTACGTTACTTGTCTTTATCCGGCTGAAACTTATCAGGCACATTTCCGGTAGTTTCCATCAGATAATCGGACAGCATTCGCGGGATGTTTTCATCAAGTTTTGTGCATGCGTTACAGGCTCTGACAACTTCTTTTTTCAGGCCATCCAGCATGGCGGGGGTCATCTGTGGGAAGCGCCTTTGCATGGTAAGCGGCAGGCTGTCCATGATAGATGAAATCTGACTCGCCAGTTTTGAAAGCGCATATATACAAAATTCCGTACTAATCACGTCGCCGCGTTCGCGCTCGTTTTTAAGCTCCTGCGCCTCCGCCTGCGCTGTCAACAATCTGATCCTGACTCGCAAAAGCTCATCATTATCAATCTCGCCTTTGTCGTCTGTAATCTGGTTAATTGCATTGCTAACCCGATTGTCTATTACGCTGGCAACATCATAAAACGCCTCGCGGCCTTTACGTTCAACGGGAGTCACTCCCCACTTGTCGAACGCTGTCGCACTTACACGGCAGCTTTGCGCCATGTTTTTTTTGTTCATCAGGTGCGATTTCATCAATATCCCCACTTAAGTAATGTTTCAGGTTGGTGTATTTGTTTTATCTTTCCCTTTTTATTCATAGAGATAGAGCGAACAACAAAACCACCACCAGCACCCGAAAAAGGCTCATAAATAGCGAAAACCCGCGCGTCTGCCGCCCCGTAACGGGTCCATATGCCGGAAAGGACCCGCCAGCCAGAGCGGGCCCTAATTTCATCAACCAATCAACTTATTGCGCCCTTTCAGGGCATTACGCCTGGCGCGTTCAATCTTGAGGCATAACGCCGCATCAGGTTTTTCGGGGGTGGGAACAAGGCAATAATTTGATGCGCGCGGAATGTTGTTAATCCACGCAACAACTTCGCTTAAATACCATGCCTTGCGGCCTTTCGTAACCTGTACGCGTTCGGGGAACTCTCCGCGAGCCTCAAGGTTTAGCAATGTGCGACGGCTAAGGGTTGTAAGCTCCACTACCTGATCCATATCGACAAGACGCTCGCTTAAGCGCATTTTATCATCGATATCTAATAGCTCTCGTAGCTGACTATCTCTTTCAATCATTCTCGTACCTCACACACGTGCCAGCGGCTGAACAGAAATACCTGAGCCAACAAACGCAGCAACTTTTGCTGATAGTTGTGTTACAGACTCAGGCCAGTTCAGAGCATCAACATTTAAGACGCCGGTTTTATAAACCTGAGCCTGCGTTTTTGTCGCTGTATCGATTTGTACAGCGGAAACATAAACAGCTTTGCCTGCGCTCGTTCCATCCCATACCACCAGTGCACCAGTTACATCTTCTTGCATCAGTGGCGTAAACGCAGGGATTACCCCTTTATTGGCTGAAAATATCCCCAGCGTAGTAACCAGTGCTTCAGTGCCAGCCATGAGTTCAGTGTAATGAGTAGCCATTGCTCCCCCTTAACCAATGCGAACGGTAACAAAACGATTGATGCGGGCCGGTATTGGCTGTGGTGCAGAGTGCGTTTGTACGTACTCAATAGCCGGATCACCTGGTACGATGTAATTTTTCGGCGCAAGTTCGGCTTTAGTAAGCCCCATTCTGATTAACTCAGGATCCTGAATGCCACCGTAGGCAACGATGCCCTGTAATGATGTGTTGCCAAGCACCATCAAATCAGGATCAAGGAAATATCTTTCAGTTCCGTCCTCGTCGGTATAACGTCCGCTATATACCACAATAGCAACATCGCCAACGTAACCCTTGAAGCTTACAGAATCCCCAAGATTTTTCAGGGCCGTTTCAAGAACGGAATTAGATCCCCGTCGAGTATCAAGGCAATCTTTTACTGCTTTAAAGGCGCGGTATTTTTTCCATACGTTGCGGCCCATTACGATGATATTTGTAGTACCTTCGCTGATTTCTGCGTACTCTTCGATGTCATCGTTTGGATCAAATGTTGATAAATCTCTACCGCCCCACTCCGTACCGCCGAACTGCGTGATAATATTTTGTGGTTTTATATTCCAGTCCAGTTCATAACGTTCAATTCCATCGCCTTCAATGATATTTTTCCCCGTTGTAACCGCCTGAACAGCAAGCCACTCAATACGCGCACGAATTGCCTGCGCTTGTCTTACTAACGCTCGCTTTATTTTGAAACTGCGTGATGAATATGCATTGAATTGTTCCGGTGATACGCCTGGTTGACGAACGGCTATTTTATTTGGGTCGATACTACTTTTTGGCTTCATATAGCCAGGACGAATTACTTTTGATTCGTAGCCTTCATCGCGTGAGACTTTGCTACCAACCATAGGGGAACAAAATGCAGCCATCGGGATGTCTGGATCGTCAATAATATCAAGCGCAATATCCCGCGTCTCAAATGTAACGACTCGCTTAAAAAACAGGTTTATAAATAAAGAATTAATCTGCCATTGAATATCTTCGGCATTAACAACCTGTATTAACATAGCTGGTGAATATAAATCACTCATATAACCTCTTAATACTTAGTAAAAGTGTCGCGTTAATTTTATCATCTGCCTTGTTCGGCATCTTTATGCATTGCTATGCAATAGTGTGCAAAGTTTCAATCTTCGTTTATTTATCCGGCGTTACGTGTCATTCTGTACAGCGTTACAAGTTCAAAGACATAAATTATTCTCTTTGGTGATGAAAGGGTCGGAATATTCCGGCCTTTTTTTTGCGTGGTGTGACGGACTAAACTGATAAAAGCCGGATTGCTCCGGCTTCTGTCACTCGTTGCTTAAAACGGTATGTTATCCCCGTACGGATCATCGTTACCCGCCTGTTGTTTTGCCCTGTTCAGTGCGTCAGTAGCCTGCCCCTGCTGGCCTTTTTTGCCGCCCGGTCGCACCGTTCTCGCACTGATTACGCTGTCTGCGATAACCTGCCAGCCCTGCCGCGTTTCGCCGTTCTGGCCTGTCCACTGGCTTACCTGCATGTTACCCGCCACGCTCACCAGTTCGCCTTTGTGGTGTTTTGCCAGTGCGTCGGCCTGTCTGCCAAACGCCAGGACAGATAACCACATCGTCGCCGTTCCGTCATTTGCCTGGCTGCATGGCAGGGGAACCGCCATACTCGCCATCGCCATTTGTGTCCCTTTGCTGGTGGTCTTTAACTGCGGGTCAGCCACCAGCCGCCCGTAAGCCGCTATCTGTGCTGTCATGCTGTCTGCTCTCCGGTTTTAACATTGATGGTTGTCACCTGTTCCGCTTCGGCAATCTCCCGTTCTGTCAGCGTGGCAAAGTTTGCTGCCGCCGTTGTCATGAATGCGCTTATCAGGTCGGGATGTTCCTTCGCGTATCCTTCCCCCGCGTGGCGGTCTATCGTTCTGATTGCCACCTTTAAAGCGTGCTCTGTCATGTCTAACGCGCGATATTTCGGCTCTGTTCTGTCTCTGCGTTTTTTGAGTGATTTATTAAATCTCCCTGAAGTGTGCATATTTATTTTTACCCCCTCGTTTAAAAAGTTTTGAGTTGTGCCTCCCCTTGTCTACCTTATCTACCTTAGTGGCCCCTATGCCAGTAATGGCGCGGCTTTCAGCGGGGTAGAGTGCTTTTATCCACTATCTACTCCGTATCTACCTCCCTGTCTGATTCAGGTAAAATCAGGTAGAGAGGGTAGACAGTGGGTAGACTGTAAAAAAAGGCTGTCTACCTAACTTAATATACTGAATTAAATGTATTTTCCTTTACTCAGGTAGACAGGGTAGACAGCAATTACAAAAAATTATAAAAACGCGTCGCACTCGTCTGTTGTTATTGCGTTAGTCTGCGTTACCCCCTTAACTTTCCGCGTAATATATTCATGTCCATAAACTTTTGCGGCAGGCTTCATAGCCTTGCCAAAGTCATTTACGTTTAGCGGTTTGCTCCTGCCTGCGTATGCCATAAACGCCAGATAGACGCGGTAAAGGCTGTTCCTGGTCGTGTACTTCACTGAATCACCACCGCCCCCCATCATCAGGCCGCGCGCTTCCTCCAGAAAATTCAGGAACTGGCAAAACTCAATAACCGGATCCGTCTGTTGCTTTATTGCCAGTGCTTCATCACCGTCACGCTGTTCCAGTAGTAAAGCCCGTGCCTTCTCAGGGTCGGTAAAGTTCGCCAGCAATCGGCGGATAATAACGGGGATTTCAGCCGCAATCTTTTCCGGTAGCTCCCTGTCTTTTTCGGCATCACTGACGATATTGTCGAAACGGAAAATCACGCGACGACGTGCCACACCTCCGGCCCGTTCGGTGAATATCATCGGGTTGTTGTTGGTCGCCAGCACCACCGCCCTGATTACCGCCGTGAAACGCTTTTCATATTTCGGGTTAATTTCCACGGGGTCGCCGCCTGTGATTTTCTTGATGCCCGTTCCTTCGCCTGTATATTTCGGCTGGTCAGCCAGGACGATAAGACGACTCCCGACAACCTGCGCACGTCCACCAGCATCATCAAGCGATGTCATTTCAGCGCTTACCGTGTTCTGTTTCCCTGCCAGAAGGCTGGCTATGTGTGTGAATGTACTTTTACCGCTCCCGCCGTCTCCGGTGGCCTCAATAAACATCTGCCAGTCGTACCGGTTCGCCATAATCATGTACAGCGCGGCACATATACGCATCATCTTGCGCGGGTCTTTTCCGGCTGCGTGCTCAAGCCATTTATGAAAGTTTGGCGCGTTATCGCGGATGTTTTCCCCTGGTGCTGGTAGCGTGTACTCAATGCCGTTGTGCGTGGTGATCCAGTTCTCCGGCGTGTGCGGGGAAAATTCCCCCGTTTTCAGGTCAAGCGCACCATTGGCGAACGGCAGCAAATCGCCGGACGGCTCGCCCATTGGTTCGGCAATAACTTTTAACGCTTCCACGGCGTTATTGATTACGCGCTTGCTGAAAGTGGCCCTGTGCTCTGAATAGATCGCCACCATTTCGCGGCTAAGTTCCATTGTGCTGACCGGACACCATACCCCGCCGCGCCATACGTGAACGATTTCACTTTCAGGATGTACGCAAACGCCATCAAAGCGATCGGCAAGCAGCTGCGCGCGCTCACTGTCCGCCATCTGCGAAAGTTGCGCCTTTTGCTTTACCGGAAGCTCAATGACCAGACCATCAGAAAGATTCTGGCGCTCACGGGCCAGATATTCGCGCCAGTTCTCCACCTTCTGACCGTGCATACCGTCAGGGTAAAAATTTGCATCCTGTACGCCTGCCGCCGCCAGCTTCTGACCAATTGCCTTTATCATTACAGGCGCAAGATATCCGGCCCTGTATATGCGTGCTGATTTTCGGCCTTCCGGCACAATTTGCAGCTTATCCAGTTCGGATAACTGCTGCTCCCCAAGCCACACAGGAGGCTCATTATCTCCGGCCATACGCGCATCATGTTCCTGCCATTGTTTCGCGTGTGCCCAGGCATCACTACCCGCAAAAATAATGACTTCTGTTCCTTTGTGTTTTATGCCGCGTGACTGCTGTTTTACGTTCGGTGCCAGTTTCATTTTTTACCCCTGAATCCGTTAATCATGGTTTTCAGCTTCTGGATGTTTGCCCGTGCCCTGGCGTTGCTGGTGGGCACGTTATGCGGCGCGGTCTGTACCAGAGAAAAATCACGGGCAAACTGATAAACAGGCATCACGCAATCATATTCGTAACCTTCACGGCGGTAAGTTACGCGCCGTTCCTCCACGCCCTTAATCATTACCGTGCCGCCGTACTGGTCGCGGTAAATATCACCGCGCATGAATTTAGTGCGAGTTTTGCCGCTGGCAGTTAAGCCAGGATATTTAAGTTTCATTATTTTTATTCTCCGGTGTGCTGTTCTTTATATCTGTCGTGCAATAGGTCTATTTCTTGTAGTTCCATTATTACAGGCTCAAGAAGCGTTATTAATGCCGTGACAATTCGGGATTTTTGTTTGTCGCGTTCATTATCGCCAAGCGTTTCAAGCCATAAGCGCAATATTTCCAACATGTTTTCACTGTGAGAAAGTGCAAGAAATGCGCGGTCTATTGTTTCGTGGTAAATATCACGCATATTAATCCCCGTCCGTCGCTTTTCTTAAAATAACCTCTGTCACGAAATCAGCATAATCGGCGGCAATATTCAGTACATCAAGTCCCGTTGATTTATATTCTTTCGTGGAAAGTAAGAAAAAATCCGCTCTAATAAGTTCTGGCATTGACGAAAGCGCATCAGCCGCATCACCAGGAACGCCGGAAAATTCCTGTTTCAGGGCATTAAAACGATCATCACGCATAACCCCCCCATTTTCACAATCAGTAATCAGGATGGCTTTAGCCTCATTCAGTGCCATATCAGCACTAAATTGCATAACAGCCAGTGAGTGAGGAACGAAAGCCCCGGCATATTCTGTTTCGCTGGTGGCGTGCTTATGTGCCCTGTCCGCGATAACAGAAATATCAATCAGCGCGTGCATCAGCGTTTTGATGGCTTCGGCGGCTGCGTCCTGACGGGTGTTATTGCACATGGCGCACCTCCTGACGAATACGGGCGGCGAATACAGCGACACAACCGGACGGGCAATGGTTACGCGCTTCGCGTTCCGTCCAGGCGGTGACGTGGATGATTTGGGATTCTGACGCGCCAAAGATGATAAAGCGCCAGATAAAGACAGTGTGAGAATGTATAAGGGTAGGGATAGTAGCCATGTTGGCAGCCTCCTTTGACAGTGAAGAATTTCCACCGCAGGAAACGCCAATTTCGCTGGCGGTGGACTGAACGGGGTTGGCGTAACCGGCGTCAAAGGGAACCGGCGCTTCCGAAGAAGCCCCCGCCCAGCCCACCATAACTTTGATGTGAGCGAATGCGGACGATAAAAAAGACGCTGGCGCGTCATATATCGCCTTTGACATTTCCAAGACGCCAATCCCGGCACCAGATTTTGCTGGTGCGGGTAAATCATAGCCCTGGCTGGCATTGGCGATCAACAGGTTTTTTACATCGGGTTTATTCAGGTTGTGCGAGTCCCGCCCTTGCGGGTGTGTGGTATGATTTAACATAGCTACCTCGATACTTCTGCTATCGTTGGTGGTTAGAAGCCCTGCGAGTGGTAACGACACTTGCGGGGCTTTGCATTTATGCGCCTTGATAATTTTAAGGTGTGGCCCACTATATGTTTTAGGTGTGGCCCACGTCAAGAGTTTTATTTGTGCTTTTTCTGTGTATACTGTCCCCCACCAATCCACCAGAGGAATAGAAATGGCAACGGGTACAACAAACGCAAAATCACAAGCTCTAAAGGCTCGTGTACCACACGAAATAGTAAACGCCATGGAATCAGTGAAAGAATCAGGCGAAAGCACATCACAATTCATCATTACGTCAATGCAAGGCGAGATCAAACGCCGCCAGCGGCGCAAGGCCAAAGAGCAGGAGTAACCATCACCAGCGCTGTGGTGCGGTGAACTGTGGCGCACTGGGTTACAGGTATCTACGATGACTGACAAATCATTAAAGAAATTATCCTCATCCAGGAAAAAACAACGCAAAAATGCGGTAAGCGAACAAGAACAGGAGAGATTTGCGCCATGTGCGTTTGCCCTTGAGAAGTTCTTAAAAGAGTACAGGCGCACAAAAATGGGGTCGCATACCTGGAAAACATCGCGGCATGGCAATGTTAAAGAGCAGGAATAGCCCACCAGCAAGCCAGCACACTGATCACATTGCCCACCAGCCGCAAATGTGGCATTGTTGGCAATGCTCATGCGTTGGGGATAACGTGTAGCTTGTGTCGAAGGGCCACCGTAGCGGGTGGCCTTTGTTTTGCCTGTTATCCGGCAATTGTGGCGCTTCGCTACACGGTTGATATAATCCCACTGCACTGATTCATTTTTTGCGCAGTAGGTTAATTGTTCGCAAGGGCGCTCCGGCAACGGGGCGCTTTTTGTTATGTTCATCGCGTTACGCCTCACACCATTACGCAGCCGTTCCGCGCGCTTCTTCCTCGCGCTCTTTCAGCCAGGCCAGCACTTCATCTTCATACCAGCCAACACGACGCAGACCGATTTTGAAGCCTTTCGGGAATTTTCCTGCGTTGATCATGTCCTGTAGCGAACTGTCTGCCTTGATGCGCAGAATATTTTTTACTTCCTGACGGGTAAGTATTTTTCTGATTGTTTCCACTATGTTTTACCTCGTTAATCCGGCGTATTCCGGTGATAAATACGGTAAAACAGGGCTGGGCGGGAAAAACAGTACCCACCGTTTTAAAACGGTATCCACTGTTTTTTATCTCATTGATTACGCTTTTCTTTCTGCAAAAAAATAGCGACCGCAAAGGGCCGCTATTGTGATTACCGTTTCCACTTCTTAGGTCGCCCACCGCATTTAAGGCTGGTGGGCCTCAGCACCTTGTCGATGCTTTCAGCCAGATTTTTCGATGCACCACGCGAGCGCAAAAAACTGACTACCTCGTGTTTTGTGGGGGCTGTTGATTTGTCTTCCGGATCGTATGTTGACCAGAATTCACGATTTGCCATTAACGCCAGTTGCAGCCCTTCGCCGCAAGCAGGGGATACCTTTTCATTGAAAAACACCTGGATAGCTCCTTGAATTTCATGATTTGGGTGACTCCTCTCTGTATTGGGTGGGTTGTGGCGATTATACGATGGTTTAGCATGGTTTGCATCGCTTTTACTGGTTTTTTGTACAGTTACACGGCACGGATACCCCTTTTACCACTGGCTATGGTCACTCCGGTAGCTGCGGCCTCTACAAATTCCCCCCACCAGCGCATAAGCACCACGCGCTTTTCCAGGTAGTTACTTCGGTTATATGCTCGCCTTACCTCGTTCGTGTCCACGTGTGCGAGTGCGGCCTCGATTACGTCCGGCTCGAATCCTTCCTCGTTCGCTGCTGTACTGAATATGGCGCGTAATCCGTGAGACACCAGCACACCAGCGTATCCCATCCGGCGCAATGCAGCGTTAGCGGTCTGGCTGTTCATTGGCAGCATTGGATTTTTAAGGCTGGGAAAAACATGTTCCCTGTGTGCGCTGATTGGCTTCATTGTTTCCAGTACAGCCATCGCCTGACCGCAAAGAGGGATCACATGGTCACGGCGCATCTTCATGCGTCCGGCTGGAATCGTCCATGTTTCGGCATCGAGATCTATTTCTTCCCAGCGTGCGGCGGCTGCTTCGGCTGGGCGTGCTACGGTCAGCAGTTGCCACTCGATTAGCAATCTGGTTTGCCGTTCTATGCTGGCGACCGATAAATCGTGCATTAGCTGCGGTAGCTGTTCCGGTCGGATGGTTGGCATATGCTTTTTAGTGGGGGAAGGGAATGCCTTGCGGACGTTCGCGGCGGTGTTGATGTCAATCAGCCCACTGTTGGCAGCAAAATCCATCACTTCATTGATGCGTTGTAAAACGCGTTTCAGAGTTTCCAGGTTGCCGCGTGCTTTAATGGGTGTGAGTATCTCAACAAAGCGGCGAGCGGTGAGGGTATCTATTGGCGTGTTTCCGATGTACGGGAATACGTATTTTTCCAGGGATCGCCAGATATCCTTAATCGTGTTGTAAGCCAGATTCTGGCCTTTTTTCATCTCGTACCAGTCCAAGGCAACTTTTTCGAACGTGTTGCCCTTTTTCCTGCTCTCTGCTTCACGTTTCCGGCGTTCGTAGTCCTGTGGGTCAGTTCCCTTTGCTATGAGTGACCTGTATTCATTCCGTCGCTCTCTGGCATCAGACAGGGAAACATCATTTAGCGATCCAAGGCTGATAATAGTCCGTTTTTTATCTGCCGGGCGGTAGTACGTAAAACGCCAGATTTTTGATCCGGAGGGCTTCACCAGAAGAAATAATCCTCCGCCATCCTGCAGGGTATATTCCTTTTCCCCTGGTCGTGCGTTTTTGATCTCCGTAATAGTTAGTGGGGTGGTTTTTCGTGCCAT